AAATGAAAACACATAAAGACTTAGTAAACAATATATTGATCAGGCTACGAGAACGTGAAGTTTCAAGTGTTAACGAAACTAGCTACTCTAAGCTAATCAGTGTATTTGTTAATGATGCTAAAGATTTCGTAGAGTCAGCGTGGAACTGGTCAGCCTTACGTGAGACATTAACTGTAGTGACTCAAGAAAACGTATTTAACTACGTACTTACGGATGCAGGTAATAACCTTGTAGTGTTGGACATTGTTAACTCTACTGGTGATAACTTCTTGTCATACAAAGATCCACATTGGTTCAATAATGTATTCTTAAACAACACACCAGCCAAAGGTAATCCTACGTATTACGTATTCAACGGTGTCAGTGGCGCAGGAGACACACAAGTAGACTTATACCCTGTACCTAATGCAGCTTATACTATCTACTTTAATGTCATCAAACGTTCTCAGGCGCTTGTGGAGGAAGCTGATGTTATTCATATCCCTCACTTACCTGTGCAAGCTTTAGCCTACGCTATGGCTCTTGAGGAGCGTGGTGAGGATGGTGGTATGTCAGCAGTATCCGCTAAAGCTTTGGCATCTAATTACTTATCTGATGCTATTGCCCTAGACGCTAACAAGCATCCAGAGGAACTAATCTGGGAGGCACCATAGTCATGGCTAAACAATTAATGTCATCCGCTATTGCAGCACCAGCATTCTATGGTTTAAATACTCAAGAGTCTGGTGTTACACTACAGGAAGGTTTTGCACTACACGCTGACAACTGTGTTATAGACAAGTATGGTCGTTTAGGCGCACGTAAGGGATGGCAGACTCTGAGTGCAAGTAAAGACTCAGTAGCGGATGCTAATGACGCTATAGGTCTTAAGGGTGTGTCTAACTTTAAGGACATTGCAGGTACGGACATAGTTCTTTCATGGGACGACACTACTTTTTACTCAGGTATCTCTAACCTCGTTACTAGAGCGCCTACAACTACTGACACTATCTCAGTAGGTAATTGGCAAGCAGCTACTTTAAATGATCGCCAGTACTTTTTCCAAAGAGGCTACCTACCTTTATACTATACTAACGAAACAACAGCTAATGAGTTTAAATCTATAGCGACACATACACATCAGACAGGTACTGCTCCTTCAGCAAATACAGTCTTAGCAGCTTATGGTCGCTTATGGGCAGCAGACACCACAACAAACAAAACTACAGTATACTTTACTGATCTGTTGGATGGTGTTAAATGGCATGGAGGTGTTTCTGGTAACCTTGATATATCCTCAGTGCTTACGCAAGGCATGGATGATATTGTCGCCTTAGGTGCCCATAACGGCTACTTGATTATCTTCTGTAAGGATAACATTATCATCTATAGTGATGGTGATAACTTTCAAGCAGGTATGAATGTAGCTAACCTTACGCTAGTCGAAGTAATCGAAGGTGTAGGCTGCATAGCCCGTGACAGTGTACAGAATACTGGTGAAGACATCTTGTTCTTAAGTAACACTGGCATACGGTCATTGAACCGTACTGTACAAGAGAAGTCTCAGCCTATGCGTGACATCTCTAAGAACATACGTGATGACATCATACAGGCTATTAACTTAGAGAACATTGATTTAATTAAGTCAGTCTACTCACCAACTAATGCTTTTTACTTACTTACTTTTCCTTCGTCACAACAGACCTTCTGTTTTGATACTAGAGCGCCTTTAGAGGATGGCAGCTTTAGAGCTACAGTATGGCCTGACTTAACACCAACAGGTTTCTTATCACTAGGTTCTGAGGTATACTTCTCGGAAGTTAATGGTGTAGCTCAGTACAAAGGTTACCAAGATAACGGTGTTAAGTATTCAATGGCTTACTACAGTAACTTCTTTGACTTAGGCGCTCCTAACGTTTCTAAGATTGTAAAGAAGCTGTCAGCTACAACAGTAGGTGCCACAGGTCAGACTTTTACACTTAAGCTAGGCTACAACTACAGTCCCATCTACTACAGCTATACATTTACTTTAGACACAGGAACTGTGTATGAGTATGGTATAACTGAATATGGTATAGGAGAATACTCAGGTTCTGTCTTAATTGAAGAACAACAAGCATCAACTCAAGGCGCTGGTGACATCATACAGATAGGGTTTACTACTGAAATAGATGGTGCCCCTATGTCATTACAGAAAGTTTCAATATACGCAAAACAAGGCAAGGTACTTTAATTATGTCAAATTACACTAAAGCAACTAACTTTGCATCAAAGGATGCCCTGCCTACTGGCAATGCACTTAAGACCTTAAGTGGTACTGAGATTGATGATGAGTTTTCAAACATACAAACAGCGGTAGCTACTAAAGCTAACTCAAGTGCCCCTGCGTTCACAGGCATACCTACGGCACCTACAGCAGCTACAGCTACTAACACTACTCAGGTAGCTACTACAGCTTATGTACAGGCCAATGCCGCACTAAGGGCACCTTTGGTATCCCCTACGCTTACAGGCGTTCCTACGGCTCCTACGGCAGCCTCAGGCACTAATACTACACAGTTGGCAACTACAGCGTACACAACTACAGCCATTTCAGCAATACCAGCAGTTACGGCAGCCGTAGTTAATGCTCTGGCTTATCCTGTAGGTGCAATCTATACGTCTACTGTATCTACTAACCCAGCCACTACCCTTGGCGTAGGTTCATGGGCAGCCTTTGGTGCTGGTCGAGTCTTACTAGGTAATGGTGGTGGCTATAGTGCTGGTGCTACTGGTGGTTCTACTACTGACTCACATACGCTTACACTTAATGAAATACCTAGTCACGTTCACGGGTACACAGGGGTACAAGGTACAGGTAACCCAGATGGTTCTACTGACTCGACTACAGCAGGTAACCACGTTTCATACCCTAGAGTAACTGAGCTAGACTATGAAGGCGGTGGAGCAGCTCACACCCATGACATTATGCAGCCATATATTGTCGTTTACTTTTGGAAGAGGACAGCTTAATGGCAGATCCAAGAGGTGAAAGTAATTCGTATGGTGGCTACGCAAATAAGACTACAGGTGCTGGCGGTTACAACAACCCTAGCGGTGGTAAAACCCCTAACCAAAATAACAATAACAACAATAACAACGTGCCTGTAACGGACTTAAGCACTCAAGCTGACCCTGCTCAACTAGCGCAGCAGTCAGCACTTTCAAGAGCAGTAGCGGCTATTCGAGGACAGGACTTTAAACCTCAGTTGCCCACCACTGCTGGTGGATGGATGGGCATGGCAACTAATCCTTTCTCTCCTTTTACTCAATCTTTCATAGATCAGACTCGCTATGGTATGAGTCCAGCTTCTCAGAGTGTCTACAATGGTATGAATAGTGCTGTACCTTCAGAAACTACTCCTTTTGGATGGGCTAATATGTCTCCAGAAGAACAAGTCAACGTAGCACGTAATCAAGTTAAAATGCAACAAGCGGCACCTAACAGTTACACTGGCCCTCAGAAGCCAAGTAACTTTAGTGATCAACAATGGAACAGCATGACACAAGGCCAACGACAGTTTATGAGTCCTGAGGGTTCTTTTGGAGGACAAGCAGGTATGAGTAACCAAGGAGGCCAAAGCGGAGCAGGAGGTATGATGAATCAAACAAACATGGGTGGGTCACGAGATTACAGTGGCGCTGAAGGTACATTTAAACCTGTCACCTTTAGATCAGGTTCTATGGGTCAAGGAGATCCTTATGCAGGCTTAAGTGACATGGCACAACAGGGCCAAGGCCTCTTTGGTCAAGCAGCGGCACAGGCACAACAAGCTCCTGACCAATTCAATTATAATTTCAATCCTGAGCAAGCAGGGCAAGACTTGTTTAATCAACGTGCTGAATTACTACAGCCTCAGTTTGCACAACAGAATGCACAAGCACAAGAGTCTATGTTTGGCACAGGTCGCCTAGGTCTTAGGTTGGCTGGTGAAGGCATAGGTGCTGGTGCAGGCAGTGGTATGATGTCACCTGATGCCTTTGGTGTCAACGCAGCACAGTCGCAAGCTTTAGCAGGTCTAGCAGCACAGTCCACTAATGATGCCTTTGGACAAGAGTTACAACGCTCAGGTCTTGACTTATCACAGTTCAATGCTAATCAAATGACACAACAGCAGCAGTACGCTAATCTCATGGGCACTGGTCAAGGTATGTTATCAGGTAGTATGATGGAACCTGAGATTAGGAATCAGTTAATAGCTCAACAGCAACAACAACAAGCCTTAGATCAGAACTACGAGCTAGGTTTATATGGTAATGAAACAGCACGTATCACTGGACAAGCTCAAGCTGACAGGGCTAACTATCAGCCAGACCCTTGGTTGTCAGGCCTTACTAGCTTAGGTACTTCATTCTTAGGAAGCACAGGCGGTGGCGGTTGGTTATCAGGAATATTAGGAAGGAACTCATAACATGGCAAATCAAGGTTTATTTACAAGTGGCCCATCAGTTGATGACTTACTACAGAAGCGTAATACACGTGCGCTTGACTTACAACGACAGTTAATGCAAGGGGCTGCTCAGGGCGCACGTGACCCTGCTAAAGCTCAGGCTGTTAGCTTTCTTGGGTCTAGCTTAGGTCGTGCTTTAGGTGG